CTCTAACCCTTCACAGGAGTTAAGAAAATACAAACGTTCATCGCCAAGCAATCTAAGGACTGGTTTAGCTTTGAGTTGTTTGGACCTAAGTTTGCTTCCGGTGCCAAGGGACACATACTCGACAGGGATGGTAATTTTAAGGTTATCCATCTCGCGTCTAAGCTCGCGGCCCATCCACTTTACGCCTACCGAATCTTCGATGACGATTCTTCTAGGCTTCCATTTACTTCCAACTTGTGCAATAATCTTTGGCAAATCGTATTCGTTAAAACGGCCTCTCACCATGTTGATAATATAAAATCTACCACCAAAGATGAGGGCGGTCATAATGACGGTGTAATCTGCCCATGCTTTTACGCTGTAAGCTGTATCAACCGCCGTAACCACAATGCCCTGAGGAGGGAACTGATTGTGCGGGATTGTTCGTCTCGTTAGAAGCTCTCGCGGGAACTTAATTCTGTTCGCCTTGCGCGGGTTGTTGAGATACTTAATAGCAAAGTATCCAGTGTCCCCTTCTTCATCGTCCAAGTCTGAGTCGTCTTTTTGCTTACCACGTAAGAATTCATAGCTAAGTCTTTCTGGGAACCAAAGCACCCAATCTGACTTAACCATTTCTTCTTCAATTTTTCCAGCGGCAATAGCTTCAGGTGTGGGCCACCAGCAAGCTCTAAGATAAATCTTGAAGCTTAGGTTGGCATTGAATCGTCCGCTATCTACACTACCCTTGATAGCTCCTGTAAACCCTTCGTCCTTTGCACGCTTTTCAATCTTACGAATCGTTGTGCCGTAATAATCGCGCTCATCGTACCACGTACCGATTACGTCATAAAACCCATTCGGGTTCAACAAACCGTTGTCGATACTAATTTGCTTGATGGTATCTTTGATACGCGCTTCAGTCTTTGTATTTTCGTTAGTCACAACGTCATCTAACTTCAGAACGTTATAGTGACTTCCTGATAGCGCTTGGTCAATAGATGCGGCTCTTACGCTAGGCTCCTTTGCTTCTTCAGCGGCAGGAGTCTGAAACTCTAACTGGTTGCCTTCTAACGGCGATAGACAGTGTTCGGGGAACAGAACTTGAAAAAGGCTGTCCGACCATTCTCCGGTCTTTTTGTCCATGATTTGACGGACGCCGTATACTGGCTTGCCTTTACTGTCTGTTCCAGACTCGACATAGGTGAAGTGCATTTTAACTTCGCCTACGTAGTCCTTTGCCAACTGTAGTACCCCTGTTAGAATGGCAATCGTTATGGCAGGAAAACAAATAACCCATTGTACGCAATCAGCCATGTCAATAGATGACTTAAAACCACCACGGGGTACAAGAAGCATTCTCTGCTTCAAGTCCGTGTATTGGTCCGCGAACTGATCGAACGTCAGATAGGTTGGGTCTTTCTGCACAAAAAAGCTGTTACAAATGTCTTCGTGCGTATTAACAGTTGTTAGGTTGTAGCTCTCTAGCAAGTGGCATAGAAAGAACAAATTTGTCTGTGCCATGAAGCGGTATTTCAAAAGGTCATAAGATGCTTGTGCATCAAATGGTAGTCCCTCTTTAGCGAGCTTAAGTGCCCACTTTTCCATGACCTTCTTACGCTGCATTTCAGGTAGCTTGTTGAAGCTCTTGGTTGCTTTGTCAGAAAGCGCTTCTGGTGTCAAATCCTTGAACTGGTAATTTGGAAGAGTTAAGCACGTCTCATATAATTCTTTAAGTTTCTCTAGACGCATAACCCTCCCGGTTGCGTTAGTGCTTGAAGTGCTCCATCGTAGCAGCGAAGTGCGCCATGTGCGCTACATGCGGGTTGCTAGACTTCTTTGCAGCTTCAAGTTTTTCAGCGGGGATTGGTTCCCCTTCTTTAACCCCAAGCGCACGATGCAATCCACCTTTGTTAAGATGGTGCATCGCACGGTAGAGAGATACATTATGCTTCATGGTGCCTCTTACATTCCAGCGGGTGCGCCTGCTGCCGGGGCTGCGCCTGCTGCCGGAACTCCACTCTGTCCCGCATCGGCTTCTGCTTCTCCGGGATTTGCTTCACCCATGTGCTCCATCATGTGAGCCATCATACCATCTTGGTCCTTGGAAACATGTTCTTCCATTGGGTGATGCTCAGGGTGAGTGTGGTGATGTTCGTGGATGTAACCGCCGCTCTTAGCCTTCTTGGTTACTATGTGTTTGATTTCTTTCTTCGGCTTCGCTTCATGTCCACCAAGTTCCGATGCTGCGCCTTCCATTCCATGCTTCATAGCCCTGTGCTCCGCTGCGTCCTTATTGTTTAGGACTGCTTCGCCTTTCTTTAGAATGGCTGGTCCAGTCTTGGGAACAAAGTCTGTCCCTTTATGATACTTCGGCATCTTACTAGGTGGTTTAGCTGGTGACCCTTTTGGTGCCGTCTGTTGTGGACCATGTAACTTTGAGCCTCTGTTATCAATAACCGTATCTCCACCGCTTAGAGTCTTACCAAGAGGACTGGTATTCCATGTCTCTTTAACTCTACGTGTCCCGGTATCAATGGCCGCTTGTGTATTGTTCACCGCATTGGTGATTTTATTCTTGATGTCGCCTAGTCCTAGTGATTCCATTATAACTCCATGCGGTTCAATTCCGCCCAATGACTTCTCGCCGTTTGGCGCATACCCATTCCGGGGTCGTACTTACGGTATAATGTTTTATAGATACGCTCGGATGCCACAAAATTGTGCGGCATATCGCCTATTGCACGCAAAAACATAAGGCCCGTTGTGGGGCCTCTGCTGTGTCCTGAGTTGCAGGCGATTAGTATTTTGTACCCTTCGTCCAGTTTCTTCTTGGCGTAGTTGAGAGCATCGGTGATGCACTCCCAAGGAATCATGTTAGGGTCATCCATGTCTAGGATGTTGATGGCTATGCGATTTGGTGCTTCTACAGAAAGGTAGTTCTTACCTTTTGGAGCGCCCGGCGTGTCGTACCCAAGGGTTTCTTTATGCCCTCCGGGTCCGTACTTACACATTCTTACTGACCGCCAATTTTTCTCATTCTTGATTTTCTCGTAATCAGTATCGTCGCCAACGTACACATTGTCGTAGACTTCTTGCAAAATGGCCTCCCCCACAGGATTCGAACCTGCATTGCCGGGTTCGTAGCCCGGTGCCTTGTCCAGTTAGACTAAGGAGAGATGGCTCCACAGGCAGGAGTCGAACCTGCATCCCGCGCATTAACAGTGCGCTGCTTTACCAGTTAAGCTACCGTGAAACAATAAAATATTGTACCATACGCTTTGCAGATTGTCAACTACCGGATTCCTTCCATGATAATTTTAGGCTTTGCCTCTTCCGCTGCTTTCTTCTGCGCGGTCTGAGCTTCAGCTTGGCACATTGCTATGAAACTGTTGATTGCTACGTTTGCAAAGTCTGTTGCGAAGTCGATTGCTTCTGGTGTGAGTATGATGGAGATTCCACCTTTATTCCACACTCTAGAGAACTTTTCAGCCTCTACTCTCGGTACGTTATACGCCATTGTTCCCCTTATCAAACAAATGTTTTACCATTCCTTCTACCATACCAGCTAGAGGGTCGGCGGGGGTTGCTGCGTCTGTAGTACCTTCAGGAAGCTTGTAACCAACGCGTGCTCCGTAATGCACGATTAGTGCAAAACTGGCTACTGCCTTGGCGTCCTCTGTTTCTGCACTCAGATACATCAACCACTTGATAGCTTCAATCTGTTCTTTAGGAGTAGAGTTTATGTTCTCTGCTACAGCCGTCCAATGATGCTTCAAAAGGTTGAGTCCGGTGAAGAAGGCTTTTCCTTCTTTCTTTGCAAATGGCATAATCTCCTCCCAGAGTTATGTGTAAACTATTTCGCAAGGCAATGATGAAGTTGGAGTCCAGAATCGAACCCTTGTCTTTCCATTATAAATAGAACAGATGGCACAAATAGAAAGAGAGTCTAGGATGCAAGCGTTGTAATCTTGCTCACTCATAACGGCATCCCAATTAGGATGCGAATGAATGTCTCCAATGATTGTCTTGTTATTTGCTGTAGCGCGTTCTTTCAGTTCCGCGAATTCGTCAGCGGTCCACTGTACACTACCTGCGGTTTGTATGTTGTATGTTTTGGGGTAGCGGAAATCAGTGATTTCGATTTCCTTGACGGATTTAATATTGCCTAGCAAAAAAGCATGAATCTCTAAAGGGTAC